ATGGTCATACACGTTGTCCAACCCGGTGAAACCATCAGCTCAATATCAGAATATTACAAAATCCCAGTTGACAGATTAATATTGGAAAACGGAATTACAAACCCTGGCAATCTAGCAATAGGTCAAACTATCGTGATTGTTCAACCTGAAACACTCTACGTCGTCCAGGCAGGTGATACTTTGGAGAGTATTGCAAAGCAGCATGGTATTACGTCAATGGAATTATTGAGAAACAATCCCTATCTCTCTGATAGAGAAACTCTATACGTTGGTGAATCCGTAGTTATAAGCTATCAAACGAATAAAACAAGAACAATTGCCACTAGTGGTTATACTTTTTCATATATAGATAAATCTGTTTTAATAAAAACGCTCCCTTTTTTAACATATTTGACTATATTCAATTATAGGGCTACAAGTGAAGGAGAAATTATTACTATTGCTGACGATGCTGATGTAATTCAGTTGGCTAAAACTTATGGTGTTGCGCCCATGATGTTTGTTTCTACGATTACGGAAGAAGGAACTATTATTCGTGAAGTAACTCAGAATATTTTAAATAACTCTTCTGTGCAAGATCGTCTTATTGAGAATATTCTTCAAATGATAAAAACAAAGGGTTATTATGGAGTGAATATGTATATCGAAGATATTACACCGGATAACATAAATAGTATTGTAGAATACATAAAAAAGGCTTCAGCTATATTTCGTTCTGAAGGTTATAGAGTACTAATCACCACTACGCCAATTATGAATATTCAGGGGCCTATTGTCAGCTTTGAAAAGTTGGATTATTCACGATTATCTGGATATGTAGATGGAATTCTATTTGCTTCTTATGATTGGGCTAGATTTTATAGTTATCCAAGCTCAATTTTCCCAGTTAATGTTTTAAGAGAACTATTAGACTACGTAACCAGTATTATTCCACTCGAATTATTATTCTTAGGAATCACTACACTCGGTTATGATTGGACACTACCCTATGTTCCGGGTGCGACAGAAGCAACTGCTATAGCAAACAATAATGCAATACAGATTGCAGCAGATAACAATATACTAATACAATTTAACGAAGCAGCACAGTCACCTTTTTTCTATTATATGGATAGTGACGGGATTCTTCACTTAGTGTGGTTTAATGATGCGAGAAGTTTTGAGGCAAGAGCCGGGCTGGTAGCAGAATATGATCTTCAAGGTTTATCTCTCTGGACTATTATGAGATTTGATACCCAAATGTGGTTTATTATTAATACTCAATATTACATCCAGAAGTTGTCCTTTTAATGCTTGAAGGATTAAAACACCTGTGTTATTGGCAGATTGCAAAGTATCTTTTATAGGCGGGCCTGGATACCGGATACCCGCCTACGCCTTTTAAAATTCTCCCGGTCCCTGTACACCATGCCGATCTGATACATACAAGGCACATTCCAACGGGTGCCCGGCTCTTGGTTCAAAATAGAAATCCTGGCCATCAATAACCTGCCAATCGGTAACTGCGTATCCATTCGGGTTGAAATAGTACTTATGGCCGTTGATGATCTGCCAGCAAGATTTATAATAAGAAGTCTTAGAATTTGCGTACCACCAGCCATTCTTATCATGGTTCCATCCTAGAGTATATTCGGCAGGAGCTACGAGAGCAGCCTTAAAGCCGTCCCAGGTATGCTGCGTATGATTCCACACATAAGGGTTCGGGCAAATCTTCCCAGTAACATCGTGGTGACGAATCACCCGGTCCACAGGTATGTTATATTTCTCCATCAGCTCCTTGGTCAACTCGATCGCTGCCTTTACCGTAGCGTCCTCAAAGTACCAATCCCGGCTTGTGTCTGTCAGATTTCCACTACTATTTCTTACACACATTTCAATTCCCAGGCTATTTGCATTCCGGCATTCCGGGTGGACATATGATTTTGCCCCACAGTGCCATGCAATGTCCTTTTCCTCAACGGACTGCCAAACTTCTCCGCCAAACCCGACATAATAGTGAGCGCTGGCACCGATATACTGGGAAGCGTAATATTTACAGTTCGCTTCCGCTCCTCCTAAGGCCCCCACATAATGGATCACGATGTATTTAATGCGGTCCGCGGTACCAGCATTGTAATTATAAGGTGTAAGTAATTTATTGATTTGCATAGTTCCTCCAATCGAAAAGGCCCAGGAAAATCCCGGGCCCAAAAAGTTGCGATATCACAACATACTATTCAGTTTTTCTAGACTGCTTAATAATCTGATCTACATATGTACTCAATCCGGCAACCAGAACACCCTGCGTAATTGCTGTAAATATCGCCATAGCAATTTCCTGCCCGGTCTGGCAGCTACTTGTGCCCAACACGTATATACCGCACAACACAATGCCCACAGCCCCATTGATAAGGGGGATATACTTACCCTTGATGGTCTGGCTCTTTTTAATTGCCTGTCCTAAAAAGTACAGAACTACTGCCACTATGATTAGTTCCGGTTTGACATAATTCGTAATCTGTTCCATAAATTAACCCTCTCTTTCTTCCGGTTCCTCCGGCATGGATAATAAATTGTCTTTGAGTCTCGTTGCTACATCGTTCCCGCCCAGGTCATGATAAGCATCGTACATCCGCTTTACATTCTCTTTGGCATAAATAGGGCAAAATCTCTTATCTTGGTAATGATTGTATACTCCTATTATTCTATCTCTAAGCAGCGCTTGCATTCCGTCATGGAGTGCTTTATTTTTTACGCTTTCCTCCGCTTGTCTCTTAGCAAGCCTTCGATATCCCCAGCCCAATAAAGCGGAAACAATTATAAATAACCATTCCACCCACTGCCTGTCTATATACTTTATGATTTCTAACAAAGGACCATACCTCATTCTTTCTCTTTTTCATATTCTTTCCCGGTGATCTCCATGAACTCATTTTCTGTGATCCAGCGTCCTACGGCATTCCATACCATAGTTAGGGACCATAATTTCATATCGTAAAATCCTTTTACAGTTTCAAATTTATTCATGGCCCACCTCCATTTCAATTCCTGACATCATGGACAGATATGCAATTTGTGCATTCAGTGCTTGAACCTGTTTCTGGGATTCCTCATACTGCTTTTGAATCAGTGTAAGTGTTTGAAAATCAATGAACGGATAACTTTGGTATCCTTGAAATTTTTTTTCCCCGTTATCATCAAGCTTATAAAGCAGCTCCCCTGTAACTTCATCCCGAGCATTGCTGCCATCTTCGTTAAAAAGAAACTCGTATTGTGGTTCATATTTATACCCACGTATACAAGTATTACAAAGATTACCAAACATTTCTTGCCGACTTGCTTCAACCTCAAATGATTCCCTGTAGTAACTTGGTTCTATATCTAAAGATAAAATTTCATACTGGTCATTTACATATATTTTCATTTTCTTTTCCTTTCTATTTTCGTAGGCGGTGTTACATGCACGTTGCAGGATAATAAATTAGCTAAACCAAATTCTTTTTATATATGCAAAATCTTTACTGCTAATTCCTGTGTTTGGATACATAGATAATAGAAAGTATACGGTACTATTAATGTTGGCAAGGTTTAGGCTTATGGTTGTTTCTGATGATGAACCAATTCTAGTATTACCGGTATCTCCAAGTCGGTTGGTAATTTCCCATTTATTATTACTGCTAGCACTAGAAGCTTGATATCCAGTTCCACATTCAATTCTTAAAAATTGGGTAATAGTAGTTTGAGCATTAAGCATTGTGACATTAAAATATGAATAATTAATAGTATTGAAACCTTTTGTTATTAACATAGCTAGACTATATCGTATACTATTCCCCACAAGAGCAATCTGCGCAGAATCATATCTTAATGATCCTGCCGTATAATCACTTTGGACGGTCCATGTTGGGCTTAGGTTTGAGGAAGCTATACTCCCCCAAGCCCCTCGATTATATAAATCAAGAGATCCAGCAATGTATCCTTCAAACGATCCCACGGTGCCCCCAACATTAACCCCTTTTTTTATGTTGGCAGCGGTAAGGTTGGACACTCCGTTTACAGTCACATTGCCAGTCAGGTATTTCCCAGAAGTAGAAACAATTTGCTGGGATGCTGTAGGGTTAATTGTTTGTGCTCCCATAGTAGCAATATTCTGTGTTACTTTCCCCTGACCATTATGATGTCCCTGTGGAATCGTGTATGTACTGTTAATCGCTAATGATTGGTTTACGGCACCATTATTTACCATTGTTCCGGTTAAGGGATTACCATCTTTGTCTAAAATCACCTTTCCGGCCAGCACATCTGGAGCCACGGCTGTTATGACGTCAAGATCGGCCCCGCCACCGCCTTTTAAAATAATACAATCTGCCACTCTTACACCCCCTTCACTTGAATCTGAAAGTCCGTTGTTGGTTTCTTTTTATAGCAATAGACTGTTATTACCCCTGCACCAGAAACCGCCCGGGTTACACAGGCATAAGCTTTCTCCTGCAAGTCAACATTTGCCGCGGTAATGCCGGCCGGAAGGTATAGACCTACTGTCGGTCTATCATTCTCGGTCATGCCAGTCACATTGACCGTCTGGGTGTAGGGGGCTGAGCTGCTCCAGCCTGCGGCGGTGAGAGTGACCTCTGTCACGTGATCAAGCCGATTTATGGCTTTATTCGTATCATTAATATCTTTAGCGCCAAAACTATCACCAACCGGATCGTATGGGGTTACATCCTCGAAGCTCATTGTTCCATCCGCATTGGTGATCATGCGGTATTTTCGGTTCCCCGCAAAACCATCATCCTTATAATCAGTTTTTAATGCCATTTCTTCCTCCTAACTTAAAGGGCAGCCGATTCTGATGCTCCGCCCAGATCCCTACCCGGACGGAGATTACAAAGCTCTCTTTCGCTGTCACTGGATTCTTGCTCATAGTCACACTTGTTATCTCAATCTGTGCCATAGGCCCTCCTTAATCAGTCACCTTGATTGATAATACAAAGGTCTTACCGGCATCTACCGGATTCGGTACCAGGCTCACTTCCGTGATGACCGGAGCTGCCGTATCAAGGGTAACGGTCCGTGTTACCGTGGTTGTCTTTCCTGCTCCATCTTTCGCCACGACGGTGATCGTATTTGTCCCCTCTGATAGAGTAAGTGATTTGCTGAATGTGCCGTCACCATTCACGGTCACATCAGCCGCCGTGCCGCTATTAAGCTTAACAGTCACGGTCACAGGGCTGGAAGTCACATCATTGGTGTTTCCGGTCACTGTACAGGCCTCCTGATTGGTGATCAGATTATTGGCAGGAGCTGTTACATTTAGGGTGGGCGGTACTGTATCAATTTTAAAGGTCACACTTTTCTGCGTAGCTGCATTGCCATCATAGTCTGATGCATCCGCCTTGATTGTATGGTTACCATCTCCTAAAGCTGATGGAGGTGTATAGCTGCAGGTAAATCCTTTTCCAGATGCCGTTTTCGTAATTCCAGAGGTGACAACCGTAGAATCTATGGTTAACTTAATCGTATCAGGGTCTACGCCGGAATCATCATCTGTAATGGACCAGGTAATGGCTGGTTTATTATTGGTAATCAGGGCCGATGCAGTAGGAGCGGTAATTGTAATGACTGGAGCTACTTTTTCCTTTACCGTAAGCCGCAGGCTGCTTCCAAGCGTACTGTCCGTTGCGTCCTTTGTGGTGATGTTTCCCGCCGTATCCTCTGCTTTGATGGATACTGGGTAATAATGTCCACTCAAAGGATAACTGGACGTTGACGGGGCAGTGATGGTTGCCTCATAGGCTCCTGTGGAGCTGTTCAACGTTAGATTGTAGGTCTGGCCATTGAGCGTGGCCTGTACCGTTTTAATGCTCATAGTGTTCCTCTCTTTCCTAATGTAATGGGTAGTCTTCTACGGGCTTTCATGATCCCATATAACCGGTCAAAGAGCTTCTGGCAGGCCTCTTCAATCTGATTCAGCTCTCCATAACTCAAAAATGGCTTATTCTCCAGGTGGACACTGTACTGCTCTACCGGAAGACCAGAGGCAATGCAGATATAATTCAGATTTTTTTCAATCACCTGAAAGTCCTCCGGCCTGGGATATTCCTCCCAGCTTTTATCTGGCCCCATATTTATAAATTCCACGCTGCCAAACAAAGCGTCTGCTATTCGCTTGATGTAGCAAACATTATATTTGATCCGGTTATAATCCGAAGCGTTAAAGTAATTAGGCAGCTCCCAATGTTTCGTACTGATAAAGATATTTTCCTTCACCACTAACCGGAGATCCCCGCCAAGCTCTGGATCGTCTTTGCCTTTTACCGTGATATTGCCAGCAACGTCTCCAGACTGCAGGGTGACTGCATAACTGCGGTATTCCATCAGATCCGTGTCAGGTGCTTGGGGGGCCGGGATAACAGCGTGATACATGCCGTCCTCTCCCAGCGTCAGCTCGTAAGTGACGCCATCTATAACAGCTCTCGCATACTTTACCGACATACCGCACACCTCCCCCGGCCAAGATGGAAGGCAAATCGAGGGCGGCCTCTGGATTGCCCCATCAGGTTTTCATACATCTGCCGGCAACCACCCTCAATCCGGTTCAAATCGTTGTAATCCGGAAATGGCTGATTCTCATACCAAGTCACCGTCTCGCCCAGCCAGTAAGGGTATATCCCGTCACGGATCCGTCCCAGGTTCTCTTCCATGATATTGATTTCATCAGCATAGAAACTATAGTCCTGATAGGTCTTATCAGGCCCCATTTCCTTTATAGTAAAATCTGGATACAAGGTAATAGCCAATGTTCGAAGCTCCTGAAGGTTATTCTTGATCCGATTGTAATCTGCCACATTAAAATGGTCCTTGGGCCCCCAGATCTTAGGTTGTATCCACATCCATATACCTCCTTGCCTTGATCGATCCAGATAACGCTCCGTTAAATTTAAGGGTATGGTCATAGATCTGGATCAGCATATCGGGGATATACCGGTTTTCCAGAAATGCCAGATCATTAGCATCAATGCGGGGTTCTCCCCTGTACTGCAGTTCATACTCCCGATCCGCTTTCATGTAGTTACCAATCCAGTCGGCCAAGTCAGCAGCATGGATCATATCAGATACCAGGGGGTTTTCCCAGGTCTCCAGGCTGCCAGTAGGGTTTAATTGCCTGCTTACTTTAGCCTGGCTTGTCGTGTATTCTCGGCCAGTCAAAACAACCTCTACCGCGCCGGTAGCCCCCGTAATCTCCACGATGGCATAATAACTGCTGCTGTCAACGATAATAGCCTCCTGCCCCTCCTGCCTCTCTGTTAGAGTACAGGATAAGTCATAGGCCGCATTATAAAAGTAGAATGTATACCTGTTTTCTGCAGGTGTGACTGTAATCATCTCTTTGACCAATTCTTTCAATTCCCCTGCTCGATTGTAGATAGTCCTGATAACCTGCAGCTCTCGCACCTTGGCCTGCTGGATACCTTTCGGAGTCTTGGTCAGCTCATGGCCATATTCTAAGTGGTAGTCCGTCACATCTCCAAAACCGATGTAGTCCAGTAGGATCCGATTGTGTGGTCTGGCTCTTACAAACTCAAGCTCCATGCAGTCAAAGGTTTTAAACTCCCGGCTAACAATCGTTTTCTGGCTGATCTCCCGGATTGTAATATCTTCCACCGGTTCTCCGAACAGGGCTGTATGTATAACAAATTCTTCCGGAGGATTTCCTCCAAAAAGGAACTGCACTCCAAAGCAAGTAAAAGAAGCTTCTAACTGTAATGCAACACGGGGATTTTCTATAAAGGTACCGTCCTCCCTGCTCATGGCTTGACTGACATATCCCGTATCCAGATAGGGGGCCTGTTCAGTGATAAAATACTGACTAGCATCCGCTTTCGTAAAATCTGATGCATAGGAAGCATATTCCGCTTTCTTTCCCGGTTTTAAGATGTTCCCAGCCTGGCTATACTCCGTCTCTTCTTCAGCACTGGCCACCATGTCCGGGATAAAACTGGATTTTAAGAAGATTTTCCCCTCCCGGTCCTGGTAAAGTATGCACCGGCCAGCATTGGCAATCAGCTGCAGGGCCTCCTTGTGAGAGACTACCGGCATCGGATTTAAAACCTTCACGGATTTTAAATAAGGATCAATCCAATAGGTCCGGGAATCCACCTTGGCATCTGAAAACACATCAACCGCCAGGTCATATAGACTGATCCCTTCCGGCCGGTACAGACCCTTATAATAGGTTCCGTCCATGCCGTCAAACCGATCTGTTGCTGAAAATTCCATCTGCTCATCATCAGCAGACCATTCCTTTAATTGAACCGTTGCACCAGGAATCCACTCCACGGATCCGTCATCAAGCTCCTGACCATATAGAACAGTAATATCCTGGCCAATCTCCAGGAAGTTTACAGAGCTTTCGACGTTCTCCACATCAAAAGCCCGGTCCTTATTGTTTACGGTCAGATTAAGATCAATGGTCGGCAGCTCCTCCATGATAGGACTGACATGCTCCCTTTTGGTGGCTGAGAGGATCTTTCTATTATCAAAGTAAATACCAATCCCCATTGTGATCTTGTGGATCCGGAACCGGCTCTGGCAGTTTACCATAACTGAAGGAATGAGGCGCAGGAACGAAGCGCCGTTAAATATTTCCTCTGTGACAAAGTGGCCACCTACATTCCCAGTGATCTCCACCATATTGTTATCGGATTCTATGACAAAATCCACCGGGTAGGCTTTTCCAAACTCAATCGTTAAGCCTTTGATATCATACTCAATTGGAAACCGGATCTCTATGGGGCCAAGAAGATCCTTTGAGACAAGGCCCTGATTGAGCACCACATCCGCTCTCTCCCTTGGAAGAAAGTACATGCTGCCGTCCACCGCTGTATAGTCCTGGTCACAAGTGGCATATAGCTCCTTAACTTCGTAATTATCCAGGGGCATTTTAAAACTGCTGTAATACGTATAATTTTCCTTGTCTGTAACATAAGCGCTGGCCTGGGCCTGCTGATTAATAAGGCCTATGGTTACGCGGATATAGGAAAAGGGATCCCTGAACTCCCTCCGCATCAGTTCCTTATACTTCTGACTTGCTGGCTGCACTACTCAATCACCCCACAGTCAATTATATTTACCTTACAGTCCATGTACTTGGTGGGAAGTCCGTCTTCATCAAACTCTATCGGTGTAGCCGTCCGGTTTCCCGGATACATGCGGATTGTCATCATGCGGTTATGAACCATATCCGGGATCTTTGCCGTCACCACAAATTTATCAAACTCCTGCAGCATTGCTGCCCAGGTGGCAGCATCTAAAAACTTCCATTGTAGGTTTTCAAATTTATATTGATCTCTTCCCACTCTCTGGCCTATAAACTCCCCCAGAGCATTTTTTCCGTCACTCACATTCGTTGCAACAACCAAATTTCCTCCAATGTCGGGAGACGGATACTCCCGACCATTGATTGTTATTACTGCCATGTGTACCGCCTCCTTAAGTTGTTCTTAGAGAGAAACCGCTTCTCTTGTCCAGATCGGATAATTTCTTTTTAATCTCCCTGATATCAATATTTACAGTCAAATCCATGGCCTCAATCAGTTCTATGATCTTCCGGAGAAGGTCCACCATGAGGGACAGGTAGTGATCCGACATGTTCTCGGTTTGCATGGACATGGCTTGACTTGCCATAGCCTGGACCTGATCAGCTGTATTTACATTACGTCCGGAAGTGCCGACCAGGGACAGCTGTGGGGTCGCATTGCTTACAATGGCACTCATGCTGGAAGCCAGCGGAGCAATGGCAGATCTCATGCCATACTGCACTGCCCTTGTGATTCCCTCCGTAATCTGCATGTTATTGGCAACCGCAGCCTTGCCTCCCCAGCTTCCTACCATTTCAGGATTACCGTTTTCATTGGCTACGAACAGACTGCCGGATTCCGGAAATCCACCGGTTGCACGACCTTTTACATCCCCTGGGCCACCGCTTACATAACTTTTGCTACTCCCTGGTCCAGAAGAGCTTTCTTTTTCTTCCTTTTCCACAGCATCATCTTTGGCTCTACTAAACGCATTCTTTGACCCCTCAATGACCTTATCAAATACTTCCCCGACAGTCTTTGCAATTCCTCCCAGCCAGTCCGTAATGCTACTCCAAACACCCTTCATGCCTTCCCAGAACCTATTCATTACGTTCTTTCCAATTTCCAGCATTTCATCCAGCTTGAATACATCCTTGATCTTCTGCCAGATTTCCCCGAACCATTCCTTTATGGTAGTCCACTTTTCCTCAATAGTGGTCTTTACACTGTCCCATATCTCGGAAAGTTTATCCCTGATCGCAGAAAAGGTATCGGTTGCAAACGCTTGAATGGCAGACCACAATACGGTGACAAAAGTCTTAATTAAATTCCATCTGGTTTCCCATACCAGAAATATTGCATTAAGGATTATTTCTATAGCTGTTTTTATCGCATTGAATACAGTATCAACAGTGTTCTTTATCGCCTGCCAGATGTCTGACACAAAACTTTTGATCTTATCCCATATGGAACTTGTAAACTCACTAACGCTCTCCCATGCATCGATAATGACGGACTTTATCTTCTCCCAAACATCTAGAGCTTTTGCCTTGACTTCATCCCAATGCTGGTACAATAAAACACCCGTTGCTATAAGACCTGCTATTGCCAAAACAACCAAGCCAATCGGGCTTGTTAGGAAAGCAATAGCTGCCCCTAAAGCGGTTGTCAAGGCCGTAGCTATCGCACACACCGCGTTCCACGCCACTGTTGCTGCTGTCATGGCCACCTGTGCCACCGTATCGGCTATTTTCAACGCAGTATTAATTACAAACTGTGCTGCCTGTTTTACAAGGGCCGCCGTTCCTTGTGCTAAATTCACCACAAAGTCCTTTGCATACATGGCGACAATGGCCGCAGTCTCTGCTTTATCTGCAATCTTTGCGGCTGTACTTGTAACAAATGCCTTTGCATTTGCCAGTATAGCTGTAGTAGCAGTTGCGATTGGTGCTATCATTTGTAGAAATGCCTGGGTTACACCACCTGCATTAATAATGAATTCACCAAGTTTGACAACTTCCCATGCCGCAAAGAATGCTACCACAACCTTTGTAATTGCCTCTATGGTCTCTGTATTATCAAAGCACCATGCTGTCACATCGGATAATTTCTGGGCCAGCGTGTCAAATACTGGCTTTGCATAAGTGTCATAGGCCTTATTGAGACCATCAAACATATTATCAAATAACTTTTTTATATCGCTTATCAAAGGCTGAATTCTATCCAGGAGTCCTTGTAAAGCTTCTTTTATCTGCTCCTTATTGTCAATGAACGGTTTCGTTAAGACATTTAGAATGTCACGACCAAATTTTCCAAGGATCTCCGTCACACCCATAATAGCCACTGTAAAAATACCGATCACATCCGCTGTAATCTGCTTTGCACTGTCACTCTGGAATACTGTAAATATTTCAGACATTGCAACACTGAAATTGCCAACGATATCAGTAATACTTCCACCAATATCAAACATGGATATCAGATATTCTTTAATCCTACCGCTGTTCTGTTCCAGGAATTTATTAATCCCACCCAGCAGATTATCTGCTATCGTAGCACCTATAGAAGCAACACTTCCAGCAACCTTTCCCAGGTTTACCGCAATCCTGTTTCCGAATTCCTCTGCGGAGGCCAGGACGGCCGGATCAGTGAAAATGCCTTTCAGGCTCTCTCCGATGCCTTGTATCGACTTCTTTACACTATCCAACACAGAAGTATCCCCAAAGCCAATACTGAAGCCTGTCTTAAATAATTCAGCTAATTCTTTCGCTCTGTCGATCAGGCCCTGATACTTATTGCTAACTTCATCAACGCCAGAAGTATCAAGGGAACCCATGTCAAACTCATTTGCAGCATAGCCAGATCCACTGCCTGATCCACCGCCACTGCCGGTATCCGGATTAATGATGTTCAATTCATCGATTCCGGTAGACATTCCCTTGATATCCTTAGCCGCTTTCTTGGCAGCTCCGCCTGTTCCCCCGATAGCACCAGAAGCATTATCCGCAGCATCGGTAATAGCCTCCATGCCAGAAGCCGCTGCAGCCGATATACCCCCACCGGAACCTTTCTTTCCTGTAACCAGCTCCGTAAACGCCTTGAAAGCATTGGCAAGACTCATCAGCTTTCCGATGATAGTATTGATGACCTGGATAACTGGGGTTAGGACATTGATAAGCCCTTGACCAATGGTAGCCTTTAGGGCATTAAACTGCTCACTTAAAATACGAACTTGGTTCGCCCAGCTCCCAGAGGTTCTGGCAAAATCTCCTTGAGCGAATCTAAGCTTTTCCTGAACGAAAGCATATCGCAGGGCTACTTTCTCAGCCTCGGACATGGACTTTGTTGTTTTTCCGTATCCGTTTGCCAATGCATAGGCGTCTAAGGCAGATTGGGTCATAACAACACCCAAATCCTTTAAGCTTTCTGTTTCACCCGTAAAAATGCTTTTCAGCTTGGTAAATGCTTCGGACTGGCTTGTATCATAAAAGGATGCCACATCCGCCGCAAGACCTGTAAGGGAGGTTCCCATAGAAGCCGCTGACTTTTCAGTAAACCCAAAGCCGCGGGCCATAGAAGCAAAAACACCGGTATAACGTTTAGCCGCTGTCTCGGACATACCAAATTGCTGGATTGCTTTTTTGGCAAACGAATCTATTTGTTTCTCCATGCTAGGTACGGCCTGCTGAATGACGTTATCCACCTCAGCCAGCTGTGAACCCAACTCTATGGCACTTTTTCCAAAATCAATGATCTTCTTAACAGCAAAAGCGGCAGCCAGAGCCTTACCAGCTTTCATGGCAAGTCCCTGAATGCCAGCCATCTGCTTTTCAAAACTGTTTTTATTTACTACAAGGTCGAGCCCGATCTGCCCCACGCTGTCAGCCATAATATCACCTGCCTTTAGATAAGACAGGCACATCGGCACAGCGTCTTAGAGTTTCAACTCAAATTCTTTCTTACAATCCTTGTTTTTACATTTTAAAAAAATCCCTTTGCAGACCGCATCCTTAGTACGAAACACATTAATCGGATATCCGCAATAGGGACATTTAACCTTTATCTTTTCTTTTTCAATATTGATCCCCCTCCTATCTACACAGCTGCGCAAACATCTGCTCCAGGGCAGCCATTTCCTGTTCATAGGTTGCTGGAGCCATGGCCTCTGCTTTCCGATTGCGCCATTCATTGTAAATGCGCCTTTGATCGCTATTAAAATTCTTGATTACATTCTTATCTGTCTCTGATCGGATTGCCACAATCCGTCCCAGAGGGGTTTCTGGATCAATTCCTGAAAGCAAAATCTTAAATTCATCCCAGCCCACCGATTCAAATTCTTTAGTCCGTATTCTCAACCCGTACTGCGAAAGGAAACTGGAGACAATCAGATCCCAGTCCTCAAATAAATCGTAGTACGGGTCACAGCTCTCCCTGGCCGTTTACGTCTCCTACGATCAGGCCAACCGCTTCCTGCACCACCACGATCAGGTCATTAAAGCCAAGTCCCAACTTCTCAATCTCTTTTTTCGATTTTTCCGGGAACATCATATCATAAGCTTTAAGGATCTCATTAACACCTGGATCCTCTGTACTCATGAGTCCCATAACCTTTAACATCGTGGGAGCGTCGGCATTTACTTCCAGCTTCTTGCCCTTGATCATCAGTGAGGGGTTCCCCTCAAAAGTCAGTTTCTCTGTAATATCAATTACTTTTGCCATCTGTCATATCCTCCTCATTCTCCTGAACCGGTTCCTACTTCAATAAAGGTTGGCTTTCCTTTGCACTTCACTTCAAACTCCAAGGCATCAACTGCCGTACTCTCACCACCTGCAGGAGTGGTCACGTTGATTATTGCATCAAAGCTCACTTTTGCACCAGAAGGCATTTCCCATTCAAACGGAGCCACCACATCATTTCCGGACTTCCAAGCAAGACCTGCAATGTAATCATTTCCTGGATCTCCATAGGTACGCTTTCCCTGGAAGGAGAATGACAGCTTCTTGCTGGTCATCATAGCATCACCCCAGCCTCCATGCTCCATGGCGTTCCATTCCTCTACGCCACCCTCAATGCTGGGGGCGAAGTTCGTTAAATTTGCGATCATGGCCATAGTGTCCTTAAGTCCACCCAAACCGACTTTAAATTTATTGTTATTAACCGGATATACCTTTGCAGTACCGTCCATAAATATCACCTTTTCCTTTCAAAAATAAAATCCAGCCAGATCACATACTCATATACCCCATCGTCATCAGTACCAACGTCCTGCGGTTCAGGAACCATCAAGCGTAGGAAATTTATATGGGTATCTCCTATGGTCAGGCTGGATACACTTCTTAGTTTCTCAAATAAGTTATAAGCCGCTCTCTCCGCTTCGTCTTTGCTTTTGCACCAATGGACGAGCAGGGAAACTGGCTTTGTATCATAAGTGGTGCATTCGAGACCACCAATGGCAATACTGGCCGGGCCCGTAGTTGGTCGGCTATAAACCCCGATGGACTTTTGCTTTTTATTATCCAGCTTACCGATATAAACATTGTCATCTATAGCAATTTCTAAGTCGGATATATACTGTCGAATATCCTTTAAAGTCAACATCACACACCACCTACTTTCTTATAAAAATTCTTATAAACATTAGGTGCAAAGCCCGCTTTGCCTCCTCTTGGCTCCCAATCTTCAAACCAGTGGCCTCTTGCATTGGGGTTCTCATCTGTTTGGAAGTTATATTCCGGGTGGAAATATAAACGTCTTGCATAAGGAGTACTTGAAACGAGCTGTACCTTTCCTTTAGAGGAATCGGAATAGTCAGCAAAGAAGCTCTCCCCCTGGAGATGTCCGGTATCAAAAGGCATGACCTGAGCCTGGATCACTTCTGTATGTAACGCCTCTGCTGTCATTTCCAGAGCAGTTACCGCAGCCTGTGTCAACTGCTTAATCCTGGGCATGTTCATTTTGACCGTTGATTTAACCTGCATCAAACCACCTCCAGGGTGCAGAAGTTCACTGTTCCGTCCGGGTTCCGATTCTTGGTCCCCTGTTCAATTCTCCGTTCTTCCCCAAACACAGTAACTGTACCACCACTTAAGCTTGGGAAGTTTGGTGCAATATCACCGGGGAACATGGCCGTCCCCGTGATCTGAACCAATTTCTTTTCTGCTGTGAGAATAGTTTTCGCCCGGTCTTGGAAGTTGCATTTCAGGTCCAGATCGGCTACATACTTTGGTTCACTTAGGTTGTTGGTTTCCTCACTTTCAAGATGGACGTGGATATCTATCTTACACAGCCGCTTCGGTACCAAACATGGATATTTCATAGGCTCACCTCGCTAACCGGCAGCATAGGCCTGTCTGGGACAGCTGTGAGTATATGTCTCGCTTCATGGCAATGCCCTTATCCGTGAAAACATTCCAGGAGCTCCCAAACTGAACCGATGCACCATTAAGGCTGTAACTGGATAGGATCGTACCAATCTCATCCGCATTTTCAAACTCAAAATCGGCCTGCTGGCAAATCACTTCCTGAATGACTTCCTGCTGAAACTCGGTCAAATTGGAAAATCCCCGGCCCTCAATGCGATTGTAAGTCAGGGAATCAATGTGACGGCTGGCCTGCCTGAGAACCTTTTCCAGATCTTCCTCCGGTACTATGCTGCCTTTATAGGTTCCTTTGTAATACTCCGGTGTGACATAAGGGATGTAGGCCATTTTACACACCCGCTTTCGGGGTCGCTGCTCTCCCTTTCTTTGCTTCCTTTTCAGTAATTTCTTCTGGGCCCTCGGGATTTTCTTCCGGAGGCTCTTCTGGGTTTTCTATCTGAGTCTCCACCTCATAACCATGACTGTGGAACCAATTAATCAGAAAGGGATCGTCTGTCTCTCCCACGCCATTACAAAAAGATACACTGGCGGAAACACCAGTGTACTGCTTGTTTGGAGCATATACTTTCATGAATAATCCTCCTTATTTTACTTTGATATTGCGGAATGCACCGGCCGCCTTGGAAGCCTTTAAAGCGATTGCCGCATTCATTTCCACCTCACCAGTCTTTACCGCTCCTGATGTAGTAAAATCAGGAAGCCAAGTCTGCACCGGTGCCACTCCTGCAAAGGAAACTCCGTGAAGCCCATCAAGTGCCAGCCTTGCAGCAAAAAGTGAAGTGGTTCCTTTGGTTGCATCAATGTCTACCACCTCATTATTAGTTCCCGGTTTTGCTCCCAGGTCAACAAAAGGAATATTTCCATATGCCTCTACATTGGTTCCCCAGTCGCTCTTTGTTACCTGATACATAGATGCACGTCTTGCACAGGCTCTCAGTTTAGAGATCAGCTTGGTGTTACCAGCAATAAAGGACGGCTCACCATCAAGGCCACGAAGGAATTCATCGAGCATATCCAGGAAGTACTGGAAATTATCCGTTACCAGCTGGGATGTGGATAAATCAATGACTGATTCTCCAGCATTATACTCCGTGGAACTTCCAGCCAGAGCTTTTTCCAAACCGTCAAAAGCATTACTGTCCACAGCACTGTCACCATTGATAAATGTATCATTAAATAATGCCTGTGCTGCTTTGATCTTCTGGGTCTGCTGTAGTTCTACCTCAGATACGATACCACCCATATTTGCGATAACACGGTCAATCTGATAAGATCCACCAAATACCTTGATATCAACAGAATGACGTTCCTTGGTGACCTCATGGGGCGTATATTCCTTGTTGATCTCACGGAACTGCGCTGTAGGCTGTGTTTTTAGTCTGGTGTAGGAATAAGTAGGGGTTGCTCCGCCTCCGGTCGGGGAAACGGCATCATCAAAGGTGATATGATCCAGAATCCAGTTAGATTTTCTGAACTCATCAATCACCCCGATCTGCAGGTCGTCCTGCACATTTTTCTTTGCTTCTTCTAACGTAATAGCCATAGTTAATTCATCTCCTTAATTTTTATTTGGAAGGCATCTGCGCCTGAAGCTTTGCTTCAATGGCAGCTTTCATATCCACCTTGCCTTCATCGGTTTTTGTTGTTGTCTGGGTCTGCTGACCAGGAGCACCAAGTGGGCGGAATCCCGGCTTCGGATCTGTATCTGGCTTAGCCTCTTTAAACAAGAAGGGTTTTGATTCCTTTATTGACTTTAGCTGCTCCTCCAGTCCAGTAACCTTCCCATCATCAGAAAGTATCAGTTTTGATTTATCAAACAAACCAGTTACCAGCTCCGTATCTTGAGCAGACTCACCAAGGGCCAGCTTGATGGCAGTGGAAAGTTTCAGCTCCTTCATATCAGCTTCGTTCTTTTCCATCACCGCTTTGTTCTCCGCTTGAAGGGTTTCAATTTGCTTTTGCAGTTCTGCATTGTCTCCGCTGTTCTTCTTTAAGTCTTCCAGTTGCTTATCCCGGTCCTTAATATCCTTTTCCAGCTGCCCTTTTGCCTGATTGGCCGCATCATAATCTACTTTAGGAACATAGGACTCCAGCTCCTTTTTAGACGCTTCTGCAGCTTTTGCGGCCTGTTCCTCACTGATTCCCAATGCAACAAATTCTTCTTTTTTCATGATATCATCCTTTCCTTGCAATAAAATAACGCCCAGGAAATCCTGCGCGCGAAATAACTGTATCTTTCAGTAGGAGGCTTCACCCCGCCGCCCAGAGGGAGATAATCGGATCACCTTAACCTTTCTTGTCCTTGTCAATAGAATTAAGCATCATTTTTAATGCCACCAATACAGAAATACAAATAATAGCCGTGATCTGTACTCCAGTCCCCAATAGTCCCACCTCCTCTCCTGTTGCGACCGTCGCAACGACAGAATGGGCATAAAAATACCACCAGCCGTATCTGACCGATGGTATCACCCATTCATTATTATCTCTCCATTTTCATAATGCTTTAAAATCTCCAACTCTCCAAGCTCCTTCAACCTGCCAGGTAATTCTTTCTGCTTTTCAATTTCATCAGCAGATAGAACGCAGGTGTTTGGAAAATACTCATTGAATAACTTGTAAACTTCCGCCTCGTTGGCCGGCTCACAAAACCAGGTCTTTGGAATATAAACCATTATTTTATTCCCTCCTTCCACATAATATTTGCTATCATGTTTGAAAATATTATTTGTTCATTATTACTCAAACTTTCCAGTGGTATTCCATGGTCAATCTTGTACAATGCACTTTTTAGATCTTCTTTCAACATTTCTTTATATTGCTGCAGTTTTGGGTTGTTCTCAAAGAATTTGTTTAACAGCTCTTTTTCATGTAATCCAATACTCTTAAAATACTGCTTATAATAACTTCGTTCATCAAAGTCCAAAGAAAACACATCATCGTACAGATTATCCCAGACCCCACTATTACCCAGAAGTCTATCTTTCCAGGCTATCTTTCCAAAGTCACTGACCGTACTACATCCTTTGAACTTAGGTAGCCTTTTAAGCCTCGGGAGCGTCTTTGCCAGAATATCACTGTAAGCCGGTGCGAGCTTCTCTTCAATACCATATAGCTCTGCAGCATGATGGGCCGCTACCTCTGCGAAAGTCTCCTCCATAACACGCCATTTTTCATTAGGACGCCCGCCTTTTACAGCGTCCCATTTATGCCCCTGTAAGGAAAAATGATAGGACTCATGAAAAGCAGTCTTAACCTGATACGGAAGGGCTCGCTCATCATCGGCCTGCAGCGCATATTCTATATACTCACAAACGCCTTTATCTGTTTTAGGGTAATAGCTGCACCCTCCTCTGGCGTCCATCTTTCGGAGCTTTATGGGTACATTGGACCTGTCAATCCCTAATCTGTCAATCAGCTGCTCTGCAAACACTTTCCTGCCCAAGCTATCATTGATGCTATCCATGGCAGGAAGTTGATCAATAACAAGGTTTTTGAATGCCCCTTCTTGTATTATATCAGATTGTAACGTCCTTGACCATTCATCAGCTTTATTTTTGTATTTTTCTTGATTTTCTCTATCAAGAGAATATTCCTCCAGCCTACCAAACTTATCAACCTGCCTCTTGGCATACTGATAATCCTGTTCTTGCTTATACCTTTGGTCAATGGCTCTCAGTTCTTTTTTCGTCCAGGTATCCTCCGCAGTAGAGATACCAGGAAAGTACGTACTGTGGCTATCCTTACACCTTGGATGATACAATCCTCTTGCAATGGCTGCACTCATGAGAGGGTAGGGTCCGTCAGAAGCTTTTCCTCCTGACCAGACATCGTCAATTAACACCTTTTCAACAAAGGGGAGGCACTTGGGGCAGGCACTTCCACGCTTTGCCACAATTACCGTACTGATTCCCCACTCCTGGCGTTTCTCTCCTTCTCCCTGTAAGTATGCACGTTTGCTGGCCGTCCGGATTGCCATGTCTGCATAGTCAGGCAGAGTATGACGGGCTCCGTTTTTGTACTCAATACAGTTAAGGCCCCGTGAAAGCATATCCTTAGCTGCCATGTCAATGGCTTTTTCATAAGCCCCTGCTCCGGAATTAGCGTATACCTGGGCATTAAAAATAGCCTTACGATACTGGTCATTTGCCATTCGCAAGACTGCTGTTTCTGCTTTCTTCATATCGTTACTGGTTGCCTTGATCAAGGCTTCCAGCTTCCGGGTATTCAGTTTGAAAAACTCTGCCTGCATGGCTGCCGAAGCAGGCTTATAGCTTTTGAAACCCTTCTTAATAGCCCGGAGGATCTGCTCTTCCTGCTTCATGCTTCCCTGCTGTCTGGCCTGCCAAATAAGCTCCCCAATCTGGGCATTTATGCTTTTAAACTGCTTGCTGTACTTCTTCTGGTTTTCCAGTTTATATTTTTCCAGAGCCTTAAGCTGCTCAGTCTGCCACATGGACCAATCGTATCCCTCTTTGATTTCCTCGGCCCGATGCCGGTCCATATTCCGGATCATGGAAGAAATAAGTTCTTGCTCTATGGTTTCAAAAGCTGCAGCAATGTCATATTCATTCATGCCATCACCTACCATTAGCCAGGACTTTATACCCCTGAGCCTTAAACTGCCGGGTTAGTTCTTTCAGCTGGGTAATACTTTTGCACTTATCACAACGGAGCTCCGCGTATTCCTTTTTCTCCACGGCATAAATACCGAAAGGAACCTGCTCACTTGCTACCTTCAGAAGCTCCTGATACTCCGGCTGGCTCATTTTGTAAAGGCGGTTCATTACCTCCACTTTCATCCATCTTCACCCCCTCCGTATTTAATCCTGGCTCCTCTGTCTCAAAGATCCCCTGTTCGATCTTGATCCGCTTGACTTCTTCTGCCTTTTCATCTTCTGTCAGGGTATCGCCATACATTTCATCTATGGATTTCTCTATACTCATGACTCCGCCAGTGCGAGCCTTACTGACCGTTTCCACAACAGCGTCAAAGCCTGGAGCTGCATACTCTCCAAACTTGACGGAAACTTTATACTCCCCAGGAGCCTTTTCCTGCATCTGGTCATAAGTCATCATGATTTTGCTTACCAACTCAGGAAGTACCTTACACAGCACCTTAACCAGTGTTCCCCTGGTATGAGTGGTGATCTTCTCCTTTTCCCTCTGGCTATCTGCATTGTCTGTCTTCTTCAGATCAATACCAAGAGTGGCAGGAGAAATGATACCCTGCAGCACTAGATCCAGAAAGGAGGTATAACTGTTCAGATATGCTTCATAGGATATTGAGGGCTGCACTACTTCAATTTTATCGCTGTATCCCTCTTTCTTAACTGCACCAATTGCTATGTAATCGTTGTCGAATTCATTTGGTTCTATAAGCTTCCCTGTATCGGGATCCCTGGGAACCATATCTTCCGGAATATACCGATTCACTCTCCCTTTTCTTACCGCATCAAGCCACTGACTGATCACTTCGTCTAAAGCGTCCAGGTCGTCTGTCTTTCCTTCAAAGAGGGCCTTGCCTCGCCCCTTCCACTTGCTTGATGTGAAGAAGATAAGGGGCACTCCCATAATGTAATCACCGTCATAGGCAGTGTCTTCATAAATCGCTGTCTCTGGAAGAGTATTAAGGGGAACATCTCCGCCAGCATCATCAAAGAGTTTATAAAGCACGTACCCTTTTCCGTAAGTCTCCTCTAGGCGGTATTCCTTTTCCTTGTTATCCGGATACGAGTAATTCGTAGAAAAGATAATCTCACTCAACCTGCCCCGCTGGTATTTATACTCCACCCGGTCCGCTTCGTAAAATTCTATGACCGGATATTTACTCACCTGATCCAGACTTATTTTAAAAGCCCCATCACCGGCTGATAGCGCACCGGCCACCGCTTCGCCCAGGAGTCCTTCAAAGTTGTTATCCTCTGAAATCTCATCCCATAATTCCTTTAAAGGTTGGCTGTCTCCTTTTTCTCCAAAGCTGATATCATTCAGATCAGCAGTTATGATATCTTTAAACCGATCTACCACGATTCCTACAATACCTGAATGGATCTTTCTTACTTTCCGGAATGGAACAGAAGCCCAAAACCTTGCTTTGAATATGTCGCAGTATGCCGTCTGCTTAAAGAACTGTTCCAGCTCAGACGGATCTCCCCGGTACCAAATCTTATTTTTTAGGACGTTCCCCTGGAATGAAAGCGGCTCCTTGATGATCACCTGCCGTTCCCCGGCTGGTTCGATCTTAAGCAATTTGAAAAACATATCTTTAAACCAACCCATTTATGTACTCCTCCTTCCTGTTCCTATTTTTACTTCGTATGGCAGCCATGCGTATTGCACACTGTTTACCATGTGATCATTCTTATCCTCTGGTGTATTGTCCTTATCTTCCAGCCAACTGTAAACTTCAAGCTCACGAATGTAATTTACGCAAGTATCCACGATATAAAAACATGGCTTTGTTCCCGCATCAGCAAACCAGTTTAGCTGGTTGATTATACGGTCGATGATCTGCTCTTTCTTCCACGCATCATTGAAATTATAAACACAGCCATTCAAGCGCTTATATTTTAAGAACTCTGTTATGGTTGCCTGATCTGCGGAATCTATGAAGGTATCTCTTGCAAATCCCCATTCATTCCGGTTGCGATCAAGGAAGTCAATATAGTTACGGACCGTATCCGTAGGGGCCAGAGGCGTACCTAAATCTGCATTATTGTAAACCTTCTCATCAAGAACATAACAGTTCCCCCAATTCGTGATACCAATAAAGCTCATTGAAATGGTGTCCGGGGACTTCTGGGAATAGGAAGTATCCAGGCCGGCTGAAAAGTGTACAAACCATTCTGTCTGTTGGCGGTCGTTTTGATTCCGGATAAACTGTTTTGCGTGATCCTTGTTTACCACATGTTTCTTCCGGTCAAAGTTGCTAAAGATCAGGCCGGTTGCCTTACCTCTTAATCCTTCGATCTTGTTTTTCCATATCTTTGTGCCTTTCGGCGTATTCCGGATAATGTTTTCCAGCTTCTCCTTGGATAGACCCAAATTATGGGTAAAAGAAAAGAACCAATGCACCCAGCCGGGCTTTGGTTCCTCTCGTAATTCTTCCAGTATTTCTTTCGGCGTTTCGTCTTTCCATTCAGAAAGTGGCCGGGAACAGTTAATATACTCCTTGTAAACTGGCAGGTTCGGATCATCTGGGTTAAGCGTACCCATCAGGTAGTCACAACGCATGGCAGACTCCCGGACAAACTCAATATCGGCTGTATTGATCTCGTCTATGTACAGACAGCCGTACTGGCCACCCAGAGCCTTCTGCCATTTCTTCTTATCTCCATAACCCATTACATAGATAATCTTATCGCCACCGGAAGTATGGAAGAGAATGTGGGGGATCTTATCATCTTTGGTTCCGTTGCCGTTGTATTCAGCCAGGACTCCAAAATCATCAATGATTCCCAGATCCTTGTTGATGATGTTCTTTTCAGCAGTACCGGTATCCTTTGCCGCAATGATGTGCAGCTTCTTGGGGCTCTCTGCTACCTTAAGCATGAACTTAAACAGGCCTACCGTAGTCTTGCCCGCAGCCGTTGTCCCCTCTAAAAACTCCACTGGAGCATCACACTTTAGAAAGGCTTTGTATCTCTCTGACAGAAGCAGGCGCTCATCACTCATTATCCATCACCGCCACGCATCTGCTTAATCAGGTCATCAAGCTTCGTTTTCTCAGTCTCTAGAGTGCCGGATACCTCCAGCTTATCCTTAAACATACCCAAGTGCCTGCCGATTAGTTCCAGGGCCTTCCCTTTATCGTTCAGCTTGATTTCAATACCGTTTGCCCCTTCCTTGATTCCGGCAATAGCTCCCATCTTATCTCTTGGCATTTCATCTGTGGGTTTTACCTCAACCACCCTAAGAATCCCTTTGTTCTCAATCGTTACGAAGTCAGTTACATCCGCAAAGCCGATCTTGGCCAACTCCTTTAAAACCATATCCTGAGTGATCTCAGTGCGCTTTTCCCGGTCTTTCATGCGTTTCTGGATATAATCCTCAACCTTATCATTTCTTAGCATTCTACTACTATTTGCCGCGGCCGTTTCATCCTTCTTGACCTTTGGGTAAGCTACCTTGTAAGCCCTGGTAGCATTAAGATCAATCAGGTATTCATCTGCAAATATTTTCTGTTTGGCTGTTAATGCCATCAGTCTCACCTCACCTTCCAATCTGGCTGTTTTTTACATTAAAAAAGAGACGGGGTGACCGCCTCTGTGGAAGTTTGTTTTTTATTCGTTATCAGCAATATAGCTGTCTCGTAAATTTCCTAACAACATATTTCCTCTGGCCACATCCCCATTGCCATCATAAACTTTAAAATCATACCCTGGATACTGTCTTTGTAACTTTTGCTTTAAATAGCTGACATTAGCTGAGTTTTTTGTCATATTGATCGCACCATAATTGCAGGGAAGAACTACCTCATCTCTAACGTTCTTACTGCCTTTGCAAAAATCTACTTTTACCCCTTCCAATTCGTAAATTGTTTTCTCTACATAACTCACTTTTGGCATATATTTATCCCCCTTGTATTTTACTTTCATCATACACCAAAACTGCCAAAAAGAAAACACCTATCAAGGCATAATACTGGTGTTTTCTCAGTGATGTATTGTTTATCAAAAAAGAGATGGGGTTGGCCGCCTCTGTTGAAATTTAAGATTATTCTATTTTCTTTATTTTGTTCACTTCATCCTCTACTAATTTATGCCTTATTTGTTCATAGTACTCATTTTTAATTAATTCATTAATTAAAAGCTCCTTTTCTTCTACGTTCTCCATGATGCTTTTAAAGTCATCAGCATCTTTATAAAAATCATCTGTAGCTTGATATATAATTAAATTTCTGTTTTTAAAAAATAAAAAGAACTGAAGCATTGTTTCTCTATTATTAAGATCTAAATTAGTCCACACATCACTTTCTAATGATTCATACAATGCATCTAAAAATCTTCTAATGTAAGTCACTCTATTTTCCTTACTGTCTTTATCGGCTTTTTCATTTATTGCAAGCTCAAAGCAATTAGAAATTTTTTCGCTAACAGTTATAACTTCTTGTCTCTTCATTACATCATTATATTCGTTATTATTTCCATCAACTAATATCTTTTTTCCAACTTCGTTAAGCATTACTTCCATTTTTCTAATAAGAATCTTCATACCATCTACTGTATTTTCGATCTTTTTATCGTTTTCTTTTTCCTTTAAATAATCCAAATATTGCTTAAACATATCTGACCATTGTTTACTTAAAAAATCTTTTATCTGTAAAACCTTTTCAAACTCCGTTATAGAAATGTGACCAATACCTTTTATTTCTCTTATAAATCTAAAAACATTAATATCTTTAACATTTCTAAAATTAATTTTTTCTTTATTAACCTCTATTTTTTCATAATTAGCTTCGTATACACTAAACTCGGTATAAACCTTACTGTCGACAAACACATATATTGGAATTCCGTCTGTCACTGCTTTTTTAAACTCATTTCTGGTTACAGATATATATTCTTTGAACTCATCTTTTACCTCGCCTGTAGATGGACTACCATATTGACCTCCAATAATCAAAAGAACCATGTCGGTATTTTTCATGGCCCCATAGCACGAAATATCTAACGCCTTTCCCGGTACATAGCCAATATCTCCATCCTCAAATAATATCGGCTCAAAGTCGTGGGCTTTAATAAAATTAGATAAATCTTCTCTGATGTATTTTAAATCATAAAAAGTTGAACTCACAAAAATTCTTGGCTTCATATTCTTTTCTCCCCTAAATGTATTTCTTTTATAATACATCATTCATCACCTCTTAATCAATATTTTATAGAGAATAGCTGAAATTATGTAAAGAAAACACCCATCGACCAAATTTCGATAGGTGTTTCTAAAAAGGAGAAAATCAGGAATCTTAGGGGTTTTCCAAATTTACCTAATTTTGGATACTATCATTATATATCCTTGACACGGCCACCACAAGGCCACGATTTTGCCAAATCTCCGCCATGTCCTATTCAAGTACAATCGCATCTGCTCCAAATAAATAAATACTTAAAATATCAGTAAGCTCTGATATCCACCTCCTGGCTGTCCGCTCTGCATATCCGTAAACCTCGGCAATGCTCTCATAGGTCATTTCGTCCAGGTAGAAGTACTTAAAGGCCAGATACTTCTCCGGTGTTTCCTTCCGGTACTCCTCTTCTTCCAGAAGCTTCAGACACTTATCAATGTGTGCAATCATGACAATGCTCCGGAGTTTACTTTTTATGATACTGTTTATGTAGATGTCCTCCGCTGATAATTCCTCCAGTTCTTCACCATCGTCCACGTCCGACAGCTCTGATACTCCCTCCTGGACGCTTTGGCATATCCTGTTATAGTTCTCCATAAGCTTCTTTGCATTCTGGAACACCTTGATCTTTCTATTCTTTTTCTGAGACTTCTCAAATTCCTTTACGGCCTCGAGTGCTGCCGTTCTAACTAATAACTCCGCTGCTTCTTTTTCCAATCTATCACCTCCCCGATGCTTTCTTCCTTGTTCTGCCCTTTTTCTGCCTCAAAAGCTCTATGTATGTCATGGTCACTGACCTCTTTGGATCTTTCAGACTGGCCAACTCCACGATATGAGGATACTTCCTCACCACAATAACCTTTTCAGATGCAATCCGTGTCCCTCGGACAAAATCCTTGCAGAAACTCTCATAGACAAATCTGGATCCGATCTTCAAAGACCTTTTAAATTTCACCAGATCCAATGCTGTGATTTCCGTATCCGCCTGCAGGGTTTTATCTTCTGGCTCGTCATTCCGTATCGCCTTGAACGTAAACCGGCCTTTGTAGGCTCTTCCTTCACGGGCATAATCCCTTACAAGGTGTACAGATACCTGTAACACTTCCGCCCACTCTTTTGAGGTACACACTCCTTGTAATTCCCCGTTATCATACATCGCATAAGGATATTTTAGTTTCATGATCTGCCTCCTTTCTATGCCTTAACGGCTCCCTAAGCCTCCGATCCAGGCATGAGCTTGTATATGTATAAGCCGGATGTGTTGCGGAGAAGGTCGTGGCAGGCGAGGCATTTACTGATATAGCTGCCTCTGCCGTCGTGATACTCTGCGCTTGCACGTACTGATTCCGGCGCTCTTTTGGTGATTTTCTCAATTTATCCCTCCTTTTTGGCAATAAAAAACCAACTACCGAATATTGATAGTTGGCGATTTTTATTTGACCTTTTGAATTGTCATTGGGTATATTTTTGTAATATATTTTACGTCATTATCACTCTCATATAATTCTGAGACCTCAATGTATATCATTTGGCTGTAACGGCATCCAAGAACGTTGTAATACGTAATTTCTATTCCAGTTTTTTTATTAGCTACTAGTACAAGGTCTTTATATATTGCAATATCGCCTTCTGTGGCAACGTCATGGTATGGTTCATCACCTTTCATATTTCTACGTCCAACTGCACCATCAACATATGTAAGCCCGATTGCTTCTCCCTCTCCCACATTCTTGATTCGTAAAACAAATTCAACATTTTCTTTACTTTCGGTAGACTCATAAATGAATGCATTTCTTACAAATTTTAGATACTTTACATCTTCTTTATCTTTTTTCTTATGTAGTATTACGGTTGTCATTCTAAAATAAGGTCTTCTTGTATTACTAAAGACAAACTCATTTTCCTTTTCTTTCAATTTTTGAGTTTGGTATAACGCAATGCTACTTACTATCACTGATCCTACAAAAGATAATATTGACCCGTAGAATTGTAATAAATCACCTGGACCCCATTCCGCAGATAGTATGTTAAGGGAACTTTTTTTGAATAAAACATTTATGCAAAGAGGTATCATTATTGTCAAAAAAAACAGTAGTATTATAGTCGAAAATATATAATGTTTAATAATCAATTCTTTAATTTTTTTCCTCATATTCATCACCACTCTTATTATCCAACTATCATATTCGGTTGTCAATGTACTATTTACTTATCTTGCAAATTTCAGTTTATTCCACTAAGCAGCTAGGTCTATTCGCCCAAACATCGTCCATTGTAAACCCATATCCGCCCAGGAAATCTTTTACTTCAACGCATACATGGCCATTAAATAGAGTTGTCTGTAATTCATCTTCTACATCAGTTATATACTTTTCTGCAAAATCATCTAAATCATTAAAATCAATCCAAATACATAAATCGCCTTCCCCATCATGATCCACAACTGTCTCATTGTCTTGATGTTCTGTTACCCATTTCCAAAACACATCAATAATATCCTTTTTAAATTTATCGTTTTACTCTCCTTATTTTAATTTGCCACTGTAAGACCATCTACAGCATAACCGCCACGATATCCTTCCAATAACACACACTCGGTTCCGCATAGGTCCCACGGCTCACTCCGAACAGTAAAAACCTTACCCTTATTCGCTTCTGCCACCCTATATTTATCATTCATAGTAACTCTATCTCCAATGTTCATAATTGCACCTTTCGTCCGGATCACCCGGAAAATACTAAATTTCTGGAATCCAATTCTGTCCACGGGTACACTCTCGGCACTCATCCGCCTGTTGATGGCACTCTACACCATCATAAAACTTGCATTCGTCACACAAGAAATTACATCTATTACCGCATGTTTCACACGTTTTTTCTTCCACGCTCTTACCTTCATCTAGCTCCACCGGCTCAATTCCTACAATCCGATCCGCCAGCTCCTCTGCCATCTTGTCATAAGGGAGTGATCCGTCAGTTTCATGTAGATAACCATAGATAGAATTGACTAATGCCTTATACCAGTCACTCCTCATAATTAGCTCATTCCTGACAACCTCCGCCGCTGTCTGAAGCTGGCTGGCAGCATTGTATGTGTTCAGTATCAGGCACACATACTTTCCCATCTGGCACTCTGCACATATTTCCTCCATGGCTTCCTCATTCTTAACCCTGTACGGATGCTTGCATAAGTGATCACATATATCCTCCATCATGGGAGTGACGATCTTTTCCATTTCATTCTGCTCTACCATCTTAAATACCTCTCTTCTGCTTGCACAGTTCTTCAATCTTCTGCGCCAGGCTCATCATGTCATAATCCTTTTTAGGGTATCGCTGATATGTATTTTCACAGCATCTACCCTTTACATACAGGTTATGGTAATGCAGGGCCAGCTCTAACGGAATATCTCTATGTTTCCCTGTTAATGTGATCTTACTTTTATCGCTGTATATAATATTAATTTTCCACATGGTTTTCTCCCTTTCCCGGCATACACTCAAAATGTATGCGTAGCTCACTCCGTCGCCTAGTTTTTATGTACACGTGCTCACCATGGATATCCTTGCCGCAGATAGAGCAGAGATAAATCTTTTCCTGCTGAGGAGCACTGGCTTTATTTTTAGCTGGCACTTTCTTCACGCCCTTTCACAACTTGGTGAACGATTTCCCTCAGCTGACCAGCATATTCAAGTACCTGATCCGCATCCTGTTGGTGGAACACTGCATGGCTCACCTTTTCCATGATACCAGAGTCCCTGATTGCCGAATTGATCTCTATGTATTTCTTGTCAGCCTGGATCTGTTCAATCTGCAGACCACTAAGCACTATGTCCTGAAGGATTTCTTTTGTCATGGATCCAAGCTTTTCCTTAAGCTGCTCATAAGGAACTCTATATTTCGTTGTAAGAAGGTCCAGTGGAACATTTTCTTTGTTTCGCTTCAAACGTTCCAGCAGGGATTGATACTCATTCAGATCTACATCTGTTAGATCAAATATGTTCGCCCGAAATTCCTCCCGGGATCTGCGAGCCAATTCACTCATCTTTGCCGACATCTTCATGAACATGTCCACCTGCCCCTTGCTATCAAACTCAGGATAATGCCCGGTAACCATTCTGATATTACTCTCCATAATGCGCTTTTCCGCATATTTCCTCACTTCTTCCGTCATAGCATCACCTCGGTAACCTAATTTCGGGTTACAGTAACCCTGTTTTCTATTTTCATAGGTTACCGCTCAAACCCTGATAAAATAAAGGTTTTCTTGCTACAGTAACCCAGTAACCCACTTTTTCAATCTTCCCTACGCGCGAGATATTTTTTATAAAACTTTGTTAAATATAATACAAAGATTGTAAAAATATTTTTTATATATAGGAGTGTGTTTTTCTAGGTTACTGGGTTACTCACCCTGAAAAACACCACCAAACCCGCATAGAATCTAACTTTTTGCGGTAACCCCTATTAGGTTACTCTTAGTTGAATGGAAGTCTCTCCTGAGCATCTTCCGCATCATCTACTTTCACAAAGCCGTCTCTGTCTGCATCGTCATTTAGCTTAAGGAATACGCAGCGCACCTTGTTTCCTTTAAAGCTCTTAATCTTATCCATCTTTTTCCCACTACTTTCCGCCTGGATCAGGCCCTTACGGTTCGCCCATGATAGGAAAGAAGTCCGCGAAAATCCGCCTTCCTTACACAGGGTGGTAAATGCAGTAGTGTAGATAATGGCATAACCATTTTCAATCACACCCCATTTCTCCACGCTCTCATTTTGGATGTCAAACCTGGCCGGATTCATGGCAACCTTGTCCAGAATGAATTGATAGCAGCGTTCATTGTCAGAAAGTTCGTTACGGTCCACCAGAACCTCTTTGGCTTCCTCCAAGCTGATATACTCCCCGTCCTTGAAAAGGTAATCCGTGGCGATCTTATCCGCCGTGAGGACAATAGAGAGGGAAAGGCTCTGCTTCTGCATCTTCTCATCATCTGCCAGCCGCTTTGCAAATTCTTGCTGGATCTCCTTAATTTTCTCAATACCAAGTTTTTTTATGACCTCTATAAACTCTTTGCCTGCATGTCCATAGTTACATTTAACCAGCTCCGCAGTATTGCCAGGGCTTTCAAAAACACGTTCCCCGCATTCTATTTCAAGAATACGGTTAATTGCTCCGCCCTGGGTCACATAGGAGCTTAAAGGCCTCTCTCCGTTCGTCAGGATGCAGTTCTTCCAGTGATTCTCTCGATTCAGTCCCAGGTCTTTGTTAGAACGGGTTTTACCTTTTCCAGAACACAGATCATATACCAGCCCCTCAAAGTTATCTTCAATTTTACGGTTCTTTTTGCTGGAATCGTCCAGTATCAAAGGAAGGTTATTTAACAGGTCACAGATGGCTTCTAGGCCGACCTCTGTACCTTTATAGTCCTTTATGTAGGCGCTCTCGTCCGGATCAGCCCAGACCGACGCTGCCACCATCAGGGATACGGTCTTACCACCTTCCGTTTCTCCCCAAAGATCAACAAAATATGGAAGCCCTCCAAGTGGCTGAACCAGTACACTGGAAAACGCTGCGGCCAGCATGAACTTGATTTCAATTCTCCCGGCCTTACGCAGAGTCGACACATGGTCAAACCATTTCGTCCGGCTACCGGCCTGTCCAATGCTTTCATAAATCTGCCGGAAACGCGCGTCTCCATCAAAGACAATTTCTGTATCGTAAGGCAGGAACCCTCCCCGGATCCAGCCCAGCTTTGACGTTGAATACTGAACTGCTATATGTTCCTCATTGGCATTTTCCACATCAGCGAGATATCTCACCAGATACTTTGCATTCTCACTGGTAACGGAGATCCCACGACCTGATAGTGAAACAATCTTATTAGCCGATGTAACCATAGTCTTGGGAACTATAATCTCCTCCCACCGGCCATTTCGTTTATAGGCCAGCTTGATCTGCTCTTCCCCTGTCTCCAGGTTCTTTAAACGCTCGATCGGAAGAATCGGATGATAGCAGGCCAGTATATCCGTATATCCTGTTGACGGGTTTCTTAAGCAAATCCCGTTTTCTGTTGCAAGCCATTCCTTGCACTGCATATTGTCATAAGGGCCTGAAAAATTCGTCCAATTATCAAGGTAACTGGGGGTCTTACTCTCTTCCCGTTTCTGGCGCTTCATTTCTTTTTCAACCCTTTTATAAGCTGCCACCATCTCCCTGAATTCTGTTTTTACTTTTAGTTCCGTAGCTTTTACGCCGAGGGAAGCAAGAAGTTCCGCCCGATACAGCTCATCTTCCTGGTCAAAAACTTCTGTCAAAACTTCATTGGATAATAATGTTTCTGCCGTGAGCTCGTTCAACGGTACCATGCTACCACCTCGCTTCTATCTCATTTAATTCTGCCTGTACATAAAGCTGATATTGCAAGGCATTGTAACTATCACACCAAACGTCACTTAAAGGCTCCGAACGATTCATGTATGCCCGGTAGATGCCTATGAGCATACAGTTGAGCCGTTTCTTTCTGTCATGTCTCTCACGCTCTTTTCTCAGCATATCCCGGCGTTTCTGGGATTTATAAACAATCAACCTGGAGGCAAAAGTCGGCTTTTCATAGGTTCCACCAAGGATCTGAAACGCCTCCTTAAAGGCAATATTTTCCATCTGCTCTACAAAAGAAAAAACATCCCCTTTGGCTCCGCAGGCGTGGCAGTAAAAATCTCGTTCGTATACCTTCAGGGAAGCCTGCCTATCCCCTTTATGGAAGGGGCATGGAATGAACCCCCTCCTGTTGGGTTGGAAGCCGTAACGCTCTACAATATCTCTCATGCTGAATGTATCTTTGATTTCCTCAACGGTCACCAGAGACACCTCCCAGCAGTTCGATTATCCTATCACCAGTATGTAACTTGTCACAGAATAAGAATTGTGTATCATACTTGCACTCCATAGTTTTTAAAATCTTTTCCAGCTTCTCTCCGGTAACGGCCTTAGGAGAAGTCTTCAGGCGGGGATTGTTCCAATCATGAACATCATCGATACTCTTGATCTGGTTGCTATGCTCCACCAGAATAATGATCTTTACACCTATTTCCTGCGCTCGCTTCAGCTCATCGGTAAATCGCTTATGTCCCTGGCATACATTGGAGGCAACCTCAGTTAGGTTCTGCTTGCGATCTATGATTAATCGTGGGTTATCAAAATTCATATAGTCCCCGACATGGAGTTTGCTAACAAAGTGCTGCACTCCCTGTTTGTCAAATGCATCAACTATCTTGCGGATCGCCCTGGCTTTTTCTCTGGAATCAACTTGTATTACCATCTAAAAACCTCCTTAGTTAAATGGAAGCCCTTCGTCTTCGACTCCGTCCGGGATCTTCATAAATCCATCACCAATCGCACTGCTAGGCTCTGGCCTTGCTCCACTGGCTGCACCTGCGGCATTATTGGGATTTTTAGATTCCCCGAATTCTACTTCCCTCGCAATTACATCCGTTGTATATATTTTCTGGCCCTCCTGCTTTGTGTAGGAACCAGTTTGAATATGGCCTTCAATTACTATCTTGCTTCCTTTAAAGAAATATTTTTCAATGAACTCTGCTGTTTGTTTGAAAGCAACGATATTTATAAAATCTGCTGTTTGTTCACCATCTTTTTTAAATTTCCGATCAACCGCAACCGAGAAACGAGCTACTGTATTTCCATTATCGGAATACCGAACTTCTGGATCCCTGGTCAATCGACCGATTAATATTACCTTGTTAATATGCCATTCCTCCTCTATAGTTCATATTCCAGTCCTTTATCCGCCACATATACCGGACATTCCACCAGCTCCTGGACTTCTTTCCGGAATAGTGTTTCGTCGCTTGTATGGTCCGATAGATGCATCAGGCAGACCGATTTAAATTCCTGGCTCTTATTTACCTGGATAAAATCCTTGCATGTCCCAAATTCCATGTGCGTGAGCTTAATCCGTTCTTGTAGCCCGTCATGATATGACTTACTTAATAAATCCTGACTATAGTTGCACTCTATCAGGATGTGATTCAGATTCTTAAACCGGTACCGGATATATTCGGTATCCGTTGCAAAAAGCAGTCTTCCAATTTCCGAGTGCTCAATCAGGAATCCAGTGCATGGCACATCGTGCACCAGCGGAAATGTTCTGACGGAAAAAGGCTTACTAACCGCTGATAATGCTCCGGTTACATGTCCCATGCTTGGGGCCATAACAGGTATACCGCCCTTAATGTACTCATGTATGTATTTGGCATGGTCACCATGCTCATGCGATACCACCACCCCAGCAATATTGCTAATATTAAAGTCCAGGGCTTTTTTAACTTCCTTAAATGGTATCCCCGCTTCAATGACCAAGCACTCTGTCTCATTGTGGAGCAGATAGCAGTTTCCCGCCGATCCACTCCCTAAACATGTCAGCTTCAAAATGGTTCCTTTGCTTTTCCAGTCGCAGTTCCCGCTGTTTCCTGAGGGACTGCTCGGGTCTCTGTTTCTGGGCTTCCTTCTGTGGTCTGCGTAGAAGTTTCCTCTGTAACCTCCTCAAAGTCAACACTGTTCGCATTAGCCCCTATATCAACCCTAACCCGATCATCTACGTCCTGAACAGAGTATTCCGCCGGACCGATCTCCACAACTTCTTCCTTTGTATAAATTCCCATAGTCAATTCCGGACAATTCATCCGCCCAAAGAAACTGGCAGCACGGTACCGGAGCATCATCTGCGGCATAGTCTTCCACTTACTTCCATTTTTTCCGAGCCAGTCTTCTGCTTTTGCCATATCCATGTCTACGATCGGCCCGGTAACTTTTCTTCCATGACGCTCTGTCCAGCACTGGCAGGAAAATGGTTTTCCGTCCTTATCTGTTTTTTCGTCATACTGGAGCTCCATGTCATATTTTCCTGAACCGTTAATCATAGCAATTATGTATTGCGCCGACCAACTGGGACGTCCATATACAACATATAGATTCTGCATGATTGCTAACGGACTTGTCTGTAGCCTGTTCGCCAACTCGATCGCAATGAGTGTATTATTTGCATTATTCTGGAAGTCCTTTGGCACGATCGTGCTCTGTGCCAGACTGGTTGCCATTTTTGTTGCCAGATTCCATTTTTCCGCATCAGAAAATATACTGATATCATTTCTTACTGTTGCAACTTCGTTTCCCATGTTATACCTCTACTTTCAATTCATTGTTTTCAGATACCTTCAATAAAATCAGCTGCCCGGCCATTTCCGGAATGTTAAAATCATTTACCGACTCTGCATTATCAATAAAAATCGGTGCTGTTACCTCATAGATCCCCTGTAAGGCTGTAATAATATCTAACCCGGCTACAACTCTATGTCCTGCATTTAAAGAGCTGAAAGGAACACCATTAACCATGCATTCACACGTTTCTTTGTATCCACCATTGATCTGTGTCTCAAATAAGCGGAAATTGACCAGCTTAAATTTTGCGTTGATTCGAGAGGAAAGCAGGTCCATCTTTGCCTTTGTGAACTCCTCCAAAAGAAACAACTCCTTCTCCTGATCTGCTATCAGCTGTGATGTAGCCCGCAGCTCCTGCTGTAATTCAGCTACACGGTCCTGTACTCTTTGATTGTTCTCTTTTCCTATAAGGGTGGCTTTCACCTTGTCTAGGCTTGCAATCAATTCTGCTTTCTTTTGTCTAAGCTGATTCAAATAACCTGAGCCTGTCCCCATTTCCCGGACCTTATTTTCCAGCTGTTGGATTTCTGCTGAAAGAGACTGATACTTTGGATTGTCAAACAACTCCACCTGCTGAGGCAAAGCTGCCAACTCTTCCATGGCTGCTGTTTTCAATTTATTCTGCTCGATCTTATTGGCTTTGCACGTTTCTAACTGACCTTTAAGGACTTTTATCTCCCCTTCCAGGTTCCCGATATTAGCAGCCGTCTGCTTCCCGTTCTTCACGATATCCTCCAGGCTCTTTTGCTTGTTTACCTGGAATTCAGCAATCTTTGCATCCCTTTGATCCGCAGGAAGAGTTTGGTCACACATGGGGCAACATAAGTTATTTGGATCAATTTGCATTGCCTGAACTTCGTTATAGTTTTTAAGCAATGCTTCCCTGAATGTTCTATTACTCTCCACCAATTCCTCTTTGTGCTGAATTTCCTTTTCGATCTTTTCGCAATCCCGCATCAAGTCTGAAAAAGCAAATCCGGCATCATCAATTCGTCGTTGAACTTCTCGCTTCTGGTTTATCAGTCCTGCATTCGCTACACGCTTTAATTCACCTAAGTCAAACTGTTTTTGCATAATCGCATTGTTTACCTTGGCAATGGCTTCACCAGCTTTTACGGCGCTTGCTTCCTGCTCCTCTATGTTATGAATCTGCTTTTCAAGGTCAGCTTTCCGGATCTCACATTCCGAGAAATCAGCCTGAACCAATCCCTTACTGGCTTCATCTATTCTGGCCGGAAGCTCCGACTGTCTTTTGTTCAGTTCCTTAAGTGCCTTTTTTGCCTTGGCAGTCAGATCGTCAATGGAAAAATCCTGCAGCGTCTGTGATAGTGCCTGGAACTTTTCATCTGTAGCAATCACATCCTGATCCGTCACCTCGGAGACAAGTTTTAAGAGAATAACTCTCTGGTCTTTCCATTTCAGTGCGGTAAAGGCCTGCGGACTGGTAATCAGCTTGAAAAGTTCCTCCTTAATCAGTTCTTCCATGTAAGCCTTGTAGTCCTTTTCCGTTTTCGGAATCTCGTTAATCTCATAGCTGTTAATGTTCCCCTGTAACTGAGAGACTTCAGTCCCTCTCTTTTTCACCCAGTTCTGCTCCTGGGTTTTTGTTAGCAGGATATCTTTTCCATCCGCCTCCAAAACAGCAGACACTTTAATGACTACGTTGTCAATCGGTTTACCCTGCCGATCATTGGGGCGGATATCAAAATCAGATTTGCCTTCACTGTCCTTATTAAAAAGAAGCCATGTAAAGCTGTCCATGATCGTTGTCTTGCCTGTTGCATTCTGGCCAGAAATGACGGTCCTGTTCTGAAAGTCAATTGCTAATTGTTTGATTCCCTTAAAATTTTCGATATAGATTTTTCTTAATCTCAAATTCATTTTCTGCTCCCTCCCTTATCGTCAAGTGCTTCTGTAGCAGCTTCGCACATTGCAATGATAATTTCTTTTGGATTGTCTAGACCTATAATTCCTGCCTCAGCGGTATTGGTTGCGACACTTACCATGAGATAGGTCGCAAGGGAAAGAATGTTCTCCAAGTCTCCTTTAACTTCTGTCCTTATTATCTCTCCTGCCAATTCACATGACGCAAATGCTTTCTTTGAAAATCCCATCTTGATTTCCTCCTGATCCCTATGTATAATAGGGTTGTATAATATTTTCTTGTTACCTTGATTCCCTGGGAGTTGCCGCTCCTGGGGTTTCTTTTTTATGCTGCTTAAGGATGTTAAGGATGTATGACACAATATCCGGATCATCTTCTTGGCTTATTAGACTTTCCATCATGCAGCGATTACTCTCAATAAATGAGATAGCTCTATCTACTTTTGCCACCTTCTCACCTCCTCTCACATAGCTTCCAGCGCCCCGCATGTCCCCAAAATCACAATCATGCTGGCCACAAAGATCACAGCCGGCAGAAACCGCTTGGTAAACTCCATCAGCCTTGATGGGCGGGCGTCGGTGTAATCGTCTAAGTCACCATAGTACTTTTGCATGGGATTCCTCCTTTCCCGCCAGCTCTTCAAGCAACCAAAGCTGAGAGCATCTAAACAGACCTGGGTGACAAGTTTTCTTATTAAAAGTATTGACGGGCATTCCTATCTTTTTTGCCAAGCCCTGATTGGTTAGATTATTGCGAGCCTTAGCAGCTGCAATAAGAATTTTCATATCATCTTCACGGCGCTTGTAATAATTCTTTTTAAGCATTAGAGCGTCGCTCCTTCCTTTTATAATCTTTACATCTATAACGCCTGTTACGTTCTGGACAGCGACTCCGACATCGGCAGGACTTACATGAATATGTAACCGTAGCCATGCCTCACCTCCTCTTATTTAATGTGCTATTACATGTCCTGGGCATCTTCCTCGGCAAAATATTCCACAGGCACTCCGAAGTATTTTGCCAATGTCATGAGTTTGTCAAACTTTGGCTTACTTCGACCATTCTTCCAATCGGTAAAAGTATTGGCTGGAATTCCTGTTTCCTTTGATACTCTATACGCCGTTACTTCATGCTTCTCTAAAAGCACAACAAACTTTCCGTACACAATTTCACCTCCATATTGTTTAGATTTTCATAAATAATTGTTGATTTTATTTCGGAAATGTGATATAGTTCAACTACCACATTGATTATTACACATTTCCGAAATAGTTATGATATCATTTTTATATTTATCGCTTTTGTTTATGAAATCATAACCATGGTCATACTATACCATGGCTTTCATAAACAGTCAAGCGTTTTATTTATGATTTCATAAATATTTTATTAGGAGGCATTATGTACGAAATATTTGTGAAGTTACTTAACAAACATGGTATAACCGCATACAAAGTATCAAAAGCCACTGGAATTGCCGGATCGACATTTACAGATTGGAAAAATGGGAGGAGTACGCCAAAGCAAGACAAACTTCAGAAGATAGCAGACTATTTTGGTGTTTCAATTGAATACCTTATGACGGGAAAGGAAGAATCTACAAAAGAAGAATCTGAGCTTACCACTAGAGATAGACGCGACATAGCAAAAGACCTTGATCGCATCATGGGAGAAATTGCAAACGAAGAAGACGGACCACTATTTTATAACGGCCAGCCATTAGACCCGGAAGATATGATTTTTCTATCAAAAGCTATCGAGGCAGCTCTAACGGATGCAAAAAAGAAAAATAAAGTAACTTTCAATTCTTATAAAAACAGGCCGAAAAAATAACTTTTCCGGGGGTGAGTTTACGCAAAATAGAGAAATACCAGGACTTGTAAAGAAGCTGGTTAAGAAACACGGTACTAGAGATCCAGAAGAAATGGCTGATTTTCTGAATGTTACAACAATGAATATGCCAATGGGAAACAATATCGCCGGATACTATAAGTACATTAAGAGAAGGAAATATATATTTATAAATTCAAATATCAAAGACAATGCTTATCGTAGAGTCATACTCGCACATGAATTAGGGCATTCCATTATGCACCGTGCTCAAAACTGTACATTTATGAATGGCTATACCTTACTGTTAACATCAAAGATTGAACGGCAGGCAAACCTGTTCGCAGCTTATCTCTTGATTGGCGAGGATCTACTATTTGAATACGAGGAATATACTCGTGAACAATTCTGTAATTGCACGGGATACCCAGAAGAATTGATAAAATTAAGGTTAAAATAGCCTATGGCTTTTTAATAATAACAATTACGGAGGTAATGGGATGAAAAAGGCAAAATTATTAATTATAACTGCTATTTTTTCGGCAGTTATGAGCACGGCGGTCTTTGCTGGAGAATGGAAACAAGATACAAATGGTTGGTGGTATCAGAACGATAATGGTAGCTACCCAGTAAATTGTTGGCAGGACATAGACGGAAAACAGTATTACTTCAATGAATCCGGATATATTCTTACCAATACAACTACTCCTGATGGAAAACAGGTCGGAGTTGATGGTGCAATGGTACAAGCACCGCTTTTTGATTTTGATATTAATGACAGTCACGTTAGATACACCAAACATGAACTCTCTACAGATTACGAAGGAAATGCCTGTGTGATTGTATATTATGATTTCACAAATAAATCAGATAAGGCACTAAGTGCAATGGGTAGTGGTAGCTATATAAAAGCTTATCAAAACGGAATTGAATGCGATAGAGCTTATCCATCTGAGAACAAAGCCATTGACAATCATTACAAAAATATTATGCCGGGTATAACCCTTAACGTAGCGGAAGCCTTCAAAATTTCAGACAAAAGTGATATCACTCTCACACTTTCAGATTTATGGGATTGGAGTTCAAACAAAAAAACAGCAACAGCTATATTGAATATTAAATAGAAAAAACCGCCCGGTGCTGGAAACACCGAACGGCTTTACATAGATATTCTCTTACCGGCCTTCCGGGAAAAGATTGTTCTATCTGATCAATAGAATTATATCATTTTCGGAACGTCCTGTAAAGAGGACGTATTTTTGTACTCAAAAACAGAAAGGAAATGATATTATGGCAAAAAAGAATGAGCCTAAAGAAAATAAACGAAAGAAAAACGAACTGCCCTCCGGTTCGTATCGCGTCCAGGTATTTGACTACGTAGATGAAAACAAAAAAAAGCACTATAAGTCATTTACAGCTCCAACCAGAAAAGAGGCTGAATTTCTGGCCCTGCAATGGCGGAATAACAAAGAGAATGAAATAGCCGATATCAACGTATATGATGCCGTTACAAGGTATATTGATTCGAAGCGTATAGTGTTATCCCCCAGCACGGTTAGAACCTACGAGGGAACACAAAGAAATTACTTTAGTGGGAAGTTCGGAGCGTTGCAATTGAAGAAGCTTGACAGCACAACGGTTCAGATATGGATAAGCGATCTGGCCAAGGATTTAAGTCCAAAAACGGTGAAAAATGCCTATGCACTGCTTACTTCTTCTCTTGACATGTTTGCTCCTGATTTAAGATTAAAAACCACTCTTCCCGCAAAGAAAAAACCAGAGTTGTACACTCCCTCAGATGAAGATGTGAAAAAACTGTTACGACACGTGGAAGGAAAAGAACTTGAAATAGCGATATTACTTGCAGCTTTCGGACCTTTGCGCCGGGGAGAAATATGTGCCCTTACATCAGATGACATTAAGGGAAATACGGTTGATGTTAATAAAAGTATGGTTCTCGGTCCTGATGGGCAATGGCATGTAAAGCAACCAAAAACTTATAGCAGTTATCGACAAATTGTCTTCCCGGATTTTGTAATGTCGAAACTAAAAGGAATAGACGGTAGAATTATTAAGGCCAAACCATCACAGATAACAAATCGTTTTGAGAGAGCTATCCAGACATTGAAGCTTCCACACTTCCGCTTTCATGACTTGCGACACTACGCAGCTTCCATTATGCACGCAATAGGAGTACCCGATCAGTACATAATGCAAAGAGGAGGATGGCAAACTGATAACGTTATGAAGAGTGTTTATAGGAACGTTATTGATATTGAGTCTGCAAAGCAAAACAAAAAAGTGACAAGCTATTTTGAAGAAATATCACACGAAATATCACACAACAGTTAG